ACGGCCCTGATGGATACGAAACACGAACCCCGGGCCGTGATCGATATCTTTATCGCCTGGGCAGACGAAGCGACGGACGCGCCGGGCGAGATCAGCAGCGTCGGCGTTGCCAGCGCCGTTTGCGGCCAAACCATAACCATCGATACCGAATCGGAGTAGCACATGGGAACCCAACTGAATGATATCGTTGTTGTCAACATCACCCGCGAGACGGCCAAGATCACCCAGGCTGGATTCGGAACGCCGCTGGTGTTCGGCCCGCTGGCCGCCGCCGAATTTACGGAGCGGTACCGGGTGTACAGTTCAATCGAGGCGGTGGAAGCGGATTTCGAGACCACAACCGAGCAGTGGAAGGCGGCGGCGGCCCTGTTCGGCCAGGAGATCCGGCCTGAGCAGATCGTAATCGGCCGTTATGACACGTCAGAAACCTTTGGAGACGAACTGGCTGCCATGCAGGAAGCATACGGCGACTGGTATGCGCTGATGTTGACCCGGGACGGTGTGGAGGCCGACCAGCTCGTCGATATTGCAGCGGCCGCCGCGTGGATCGAGCCGCGCGATAAAATTTTTATCGGCTGTATCGACCAGGCGAGCATGATTACCGCTGTGGATACGGACATCGCCAGTGTGTTGCAGACGGCGGCCTACGACCGCACGGCGATTTTGTACAGTGCCGATCATGCCAATTATCCGGAGGGCGCATGGCTGGGCCGATGCCTGCCGGAGGATCCCGGATCGATTACATGGAAGTTTCGTCAGCTGTCCGGCATCACCGCCGACGACCTCACCTCCACGGCAGTGACCCATCTCAAGGCCAAAAACGCCAACTTCTATGAGACCGTCGCCGGGGTGAACATCATCTCCGGCGAGGCGGTGATGGCCTCGGGCGAGTATATCGACACCATTCGCGGATGCGACTGGCTCAAGGCACGGATTGCCGAGGGTGTTTACCAGGAGCTGATCAACGCCGATAAAGTCCCGTTCACCGTGCAGGGCATGACGGTGATAGAAAACCAATTGCGGTACCGGCTGCAAAAGGCGGTCGATGTCGGCTTTCTCGTTCCTGGGAGTATCCAGATCACCATGCCGGATATCGACACCGTCGACCCGCTGGAAAAGGCGCAGCGGTTTCTCGGTGGAATAGAGTTTTCGGCTACGCTGGCCTATGCGGTACATAAGGTGAGCATTGCCGGGAAGCTGACACTGTAAGGAGGAAGCATGGAGACCAAAACGTATACGCCGGATCAAGTCAGCTTGATCGTCGGCGGGTCGATCATCAAAAGTTGGAACAAGGTGACCATAAAGCGTGACGAGGATGGATGGTCATTTTCGGCAGGCACGTCCGGAGAGGTCACCCGTACAAAGAACCTCAACACCCTCGGGGCGATTACCATCACCATGCCACAAACATCTGCGGACAATGCGGTGATGTCGGCTTACGAGGTGTCCGATGCGCTGCTCTCATGCTTTGTCAAGGACAATGGCGGCGCTTCTCTCTACGCCCTGCCAGAGGGGACCGTGATTAAGCCGGCTGATTCTGAATTCGGGAAGGATGCGTCCGAGCGTGAATGGACAATCAAGGGCGCGCTGGCGGCGTTCACTGTGGGAGGCAACGGATGACCCGGGATGCGATCGTAAAAACCATTGATGATTTGGAGTATTCTTTTCACCAGATGCCGGCCAGGCAGTCCATGCGGCTGTTGATCCGCATTTTTAAGCTTGTCGGCGCACCGGCCGGCGCTGCGATGGACGGCGCCAAGGCCAATCCGACCAATCTCGCCAATCCGACCAATCTCCTGGATGCGGGCCTGGATGTCGCCGGAATCCTGGGTGCGCTGTGCGATCGCCTGGACGAAGGCCAGGTGGAGTCGATCATCGACGATCTGCTTTCCCAGGTTATATGCAAGGGGCATGGCGAAGCATCCAAACAGTTCGATGTGCTGTTCGGTGGCCGAATGCCGCACCTGTTCAAGGTGATCGCCGCCGCCTTACAGGCGGAGTACTCGAGTTTTTTCGTCGAGTGGCCCGGCGCCACAACGGCATTGACCGCGAAGCTGGCGGCTATGACCCCGGGCCAGGAAACGTAGATTGGTACCTGTGGCGGCCCGTGGTGGCCAGGATTGCCACGTTGGAAGAGATCGACACCCACTGGTCGATCAATGACCTGGCAGACGCCCACGAGGCACTGGACATTCAGCAAGAAGCGCAACAGTGGGCCGCTGACCACCCCAAAGGCAAGTAGATGAATCTGAGAGACCTGTTTGTTTCCATCGGGTTCGACGTTAAAGACGAAGAACTCAAGCGCCTGGATAAAGGGCTGGCCAACACCAAACGCCTGATCTTTGGCGTGGGTGCGGTGGCCACGGTGGCCTCGGGCCTGTTGGTGGGCTTGGCCCGTCAGGTGGCAGGGGTCGGCGACCAGGCGGCCAAGACGGCGGACAAGCTGGGTGTAGGCGTGGAAGCCCTCCAGGAGATGCGGTATGCGGCGGAGCTTTCCGGCGTTGCTCAAAGCAATTTTGACACCGGCCTGCAGCGGTTGACCCGGCGGGCGGCTGAGGCGGCCCGGGGCACCGGTGAGGCCAAGGATGCGCTTCGGGAGCTGGGTGTGGTGCTGACCGACGGCAATGGCCGGGTGAGAGCCAGCCAGGCCCTTCTTGCGGATATCGCCGACGGAATGGCACGCGTGGAAGACCCCAGCCGTCGGGTGGCCCTGGCCTTCAAGCTGTTCGATACCGAGGGCGTCGGCATGGTCAACATGCTGAAAAATGGTGGAGCGGCCCTGCGGGAAATGCGAGCCGAGGCACGCGGGCTGGGTTTCGTTATCAGCGAAGCGGACGCGAGAAACTCAGAGAAATTCAACGATGAGATGACACGGGCCCGGTTGGTGCTGGTGGGTATAAAAAACGCTATCGGTGTTGGGCTTTTGCCCATGATGATACGGAACCTGAAGCAGTTCCGGCAGTGGGCGTCTGCGCACCGGGAAATCATCAAGGTCAATCTGGAAGCCGTTATGCGTGCGCTGATTGCGTTGGTCAAACAGATGTCTGTCGTCGGTCGAGTTTTGTATGCGGTCCTGGCCGATCTGGTTGATCGGTTCGGCGGGCTGGAACGAGCGATGCGCATGGCCGGAATCACCGCCGGAATTTTTCTCGGCATGTTCAGCGCCTCGGCCATCGGTAACGTTGTGGCCGGCATCGGCACACTGATCTCTTCCATTCGGCATCTGGGCAATGTCTCCTTGATCGCCAACGCCAAGGCGGCGGTCATACCCGTATTGATCGGTGCCGGCGTGATGGCACTGATTCTCATCCTTCAGGATCTGTACACCTACTTCACTGGTGGCAAGTCTGTCACGGGGGTGCTGATCGATGCTTTCGAGAAGAAATTTCCTCAGGTTTTCAAAGCCGTTGCTTTTTACATTGAGCACCTAAAAAAACTCTTTCTCGGCCTAAGAGATTTCGTCAACGCGACCTTGGAATACCTCGTCGGTTTGTTCACTCTTGATTTCGATCTCATGGGCAAGGCCGCAGAAAGAATGTTTAACGCGTTCATGCCGTTGATCGAGCACTGGCGGCAAGGATTTGGCGATGCTATCGAATGGATATCCGAGAAGTTACAACCGGTGTTCGACATGTTCGGAACGGTTGCAAAATCCGTCGGCGGGATGTTGGGATCCGGAACCCAAAAACTCGGTGGATTGCTGGCGTCTGGCACACAGGGCCTTGGGAAAGTCATTGAAAATGCTTTTTCTATCGTTGGCCTTGGACCCGCAACGGCACCCGCAGGGACAGGCGGGACGGTCAACCGGTCGCATAACATCCGCGTTAACGCCCCGATTAATGTGAGCGTTCCGGAAGGGACCCCATCGACTGAGGTTGCCGGTGCCGTACAGCGCGGCATATCCGATGGCATCAGCCGAATGCTGAACGAAACGGCTGATCATCTCAGCATGCATGAGAGTCCCTGATGGCTTTCGAGAGCATCCATGCCACACTGTTTCCGCGCAGGGTAACCATCCAGTGCAATACCGGTGGCGCCGAACGTGTCCTTTTACAGATCGACGCCACAAACAGCGAAAGGATCTCTTACGACGCCCAGGCCACAGCTCACGAGATCGAAGATGGGTCAGAGATATCAGATCATGTGATCAACAAAGGACGAACGCTTTCCCTTGATGGGACCATCAGTGACACGCCCATCAACCTGGCCACGGCAATGGTGGGCAACGTGGCGGGTATCCTCGGCGGGGCACTTTCCGGACCGGCCAAAACGGTAGCAACGGCTGCGGGGGTCATCCTCGGCAACCGAATGGTAACCGATTCGGCCCGGCCGTCTAAATCCGCCCTGGACGTATTTCAGGAGATATACGAAAAAAAGGCGATCCTGACCATCATCTCCGGACTGGCCACACATACCAACATGATCATGGAACAATTTACTCCGGTGCGGACGGCGCGAAACGCAGGCGCTCTTGTGTTTTCTGCCCGATTCCGGGAGATCCGTATTGTTACCGGCGAGTCTGTGGCCGTGCCTAAAGAGGCAGTGAGTGAAGATGCTCAGGATCTATCCTCCACCGAAAAGGACAGCGGACGGCAGCAACCGGGCGCATTGACCGATGTTCAGAAAAAAATAACCGAGAGCTGGGCATATAAACTTTTCATCAAATGATTGAGGAACCGTAACATGGGATACATCGCTCTGCCCATCGTTGCCGACACACCCAGCCAGTTGTTTTCCATTGAACTGGACGGAACGGTTTACGGGTTCGTTTTCAGATACAACACGCGGTCCGGAACGTGGATGATGGATGTCCGGTCCACCGATGACGACGTACTGGTGGCAGGCATTGCCGTACGGATGGGTGTAAACCTTTTGGGCCAATACTCCGACGAAAGGTTTCCGCTGGGGCGATTGTTCACGGTCAATTTTGTCGAGGCATATGTTGAAGCGGACCGCAACAACTTCGGCCGGGACGTCCGTGTCATATATGAGGAGGCCGCATGAATGAATTGTTCGGGCGCAATATAGCGGTCACCATCGGCAGCCGGGACACGGGCCAGGCAACGAAGCTTTCCGACCTGCGGGCCATTTTCCAGGTGGAGAAAAACGCGGAAAGCTTTCCGAATACGGCTAAAATAAGCATCTATAACCTGGCCTCTTCCTCCAGGGCTCTGGTTCGCGCAGTTGATCCCTTCATCATGTTGGAGGTCGGGTACAAAGACCGGTTGAGTATTTTGTATGTTGGGGATGTGGCCCGGGCCTACATTTCGCGCCAGGGCCCGGACTGGGTGACGACCGCCGAATGCGGTGACGGGCGCAATGCAATCCGTCGGGTGCATGTCGATCGCAGTTATGCCGCGGGCATCGACTATAAAACCATTATTACCGATGTGGCGCGATCTCTCGTCGATGAGGGGAAAGTGGTTCTCGGCTCCATGCTTGGAATCGAATCAAAAAAAGCGTCTCGAGGCGATGTGATCTCTGGGATGGGCAAGGATGAAATGGATCGGTTGACCGAAAACCAAGGCCTGGAGTGGTCTATCCAGAACAACACCCTGCAGGTGGTTCCCAAGGATACCGCGCTTCCTGATGCGGCGGTCTTGCTTTCCCCGAAAACCGGATTGGTAGGCGTACCGGTGTTGAGAGACACCAGCGACGGGAAAAGCGGTGTCGAGTTTCGGGCGTTGATCATCCCCGGCATCGCCCCCGGCCGGCTGGTACAAATCGCATGTGAGCAAAACCAAACGGTAAACGGACGGTACAAGATCGAGTCCGTGAGCTTTTCCGGCGATACCCACGGCCAGGCCTGGTACGCCAATGGTGTGGCGGTGGCCATATGAGCAAAAAAGGCAGCAAGACACTGGCATCGATCCTCCTGGACGCCATACGACGGCAGATGCTCGATCTGCGTGTGTGCATGCCGGCCCGGGTTGAAACATACGACCATGAGAAGCAACGGGCCAACGTCAAACCGCTACTGAAGAAACAGTATGCCCGGTCGGCATCTACGGCAGATACCGGACCGACCGAGTTGCCGGTGATCACGGATGTGCCGTTGCAGTGGCCTTCGGCAGCCGGTGGCGATGCCTATCTGCACCTGCCGGTGGTCGCCGGAGACCTGGGTGTCCTTTTGTTCGCCGATCGCAGCCTGGACAACTGGCTGTCCGGCAGCGGCCAGATTGTTGCGCCGGAGGATGCGCGCATGCATCATCTGAAGGACGCCATTTTCGTTCCGGGCCTGCGGCCATTCGGCGCGCCGCTGTCCGACGCCAGCGCAACCAATGCCGTGCTGCAGAACAACCGGATGCGCATTGAGATGGATCCCTCCGGGAAGATTTCCATCTCCGGGGCCGATGAGGAGTTTTTGTCCATCGTTGACAGTATGCTCGATCATCTGATCAACGCCCGGGTGGCCACGGCAATGGGTGCCATGCCGTTTTACCACACGACTCTCAGCGACCTTGCGAGTGACCGGGCCCGGCTGGCCACAATCAAGAGGGTGTAATCATGGCAATGAACGGGGACCAGATGGGAACGGCGGTGGCCGACGCGATCATGGCGACGTCGCCCGGCGGACAGCTTGACAGCGCAGAGGTCTCCGTTCTCACCCAACAGTGGCAGGTAATTTGTACGGCCATCGTCGACCACATCGTCAGCAATGGGGCGGCTACGCCTGGAGCGTTCCTGGACAGCCTTGGTGGTGCTTTGAGCGGCAAGGGAGGCATCGAATAGTGGACCTGGCCCTGGATAGCAATTGGGACCTGGTCGTGAGTGACCGGGATCTGGCCACGGTAACCAGTGGCGATGCCATTGCTCAGCACCTGGCTCAACGGCTGAAGATGTGGATGGGCGAGTGGTTCCGGGACCTGCGTGAGGGGGTGCCCTATCTGCAACAAGTGCTGATAAAAAACGCCGATCCGGTGGTGCTGGACAGTATTTTTAAGTCGACCATCATCAATACGCCCGGGCTCGTCGAGCTGACGACATTTGACATTTCCATTGATTCCAGGACTCGTGAGCTGAAATTGACATTCGGTGCAATCAATGAGGATGGAGAGCAGATCTATTTTGACGAGGTGATCCCATGAGTGGAATGACGGCACAGGGTTTTGTGCCTAAAACGCTGGTTGAATGTGAAAACGAGATCGAGGCCTCATTGCGGGCCGCTTTCGGCATCCACATCAACACCACGGCGCCCAGCGTATTCGGGCAGCTAAAGAGCATTTTTGCCGAACGGGAAGCGCTGCTTTGGGAAACCCTCCAGGATCTGTACAACTCACAGTACCCTGACCTGACGGATGGTATCAGCCTCGACCATGCCGTATCGATTACCTCTCATGCGCGTTTGAAGGCCGCCTACAGCCGGATCAACAATGCCAGCCTGGCCGGAACCAACGGCACGGTGGTTCCGGCGGGAACGGTATTCTCCGTGGCCGGCGCGACCGAGGTTGCGTTTGCGACTGAGGCCCAGGCCACGATCGCCGCCGGCGCTGCAACGGTCAATTGTATAGCCACAGAGACCGGGCCGATATCAGTTGCGGCCGGTGCGTTGACCCACATTGACACGCCCATATCCGGTCTGGACAGTGTTACCAACCCGGA